GGGGCGCGTATCTGCGATCGCTTGGGTATCGCCGCTATATCATGCCGGACACCTGCCCCGACTGCTACACGGTCGGTAAGTTCGCAGACGATCACTCGCACGGGACGTATATTCTCGCCGCTATTCCCGCGACGGAGACTGGCAGTCTGGTATGCGCGGCGCTTATGACCGTGATATGTCCAATGCGAGACGCGGCACGCATTATGTGCGCGGCCACTATTCCCGTGATGGTGGTATCGACAACATGAAACGCCAGTTGCAGGAAATGCTGGACAACGCCGACGACGAAAGCATCCGCAGAGCCATCCAGCGCTGCATGGACACGATTGAGGGCTAAAGTGGGTGCGCCCCTATGGTCGACGAGAATGAGGTCAATCGCTGGATAGCTCGCCTTGAAACAGAGGAATCGAGTTGGACAAACTATGAGCGCCTTGCCGTGCTGTATGCCATCCGTGACCAGCAAAGCAGCAGCAGGGAGAGGGCTTTGCCAATGGCATACTCCGCAGCACCCGCGCCGGTTAGCGTCGAAACATACGGCGACAGCGACTTCCTGCGCGCAGTGGCAGATATTCCGCCGGACAAGGCGTGGGAGATCATGGACGAGCTGATGGACAGTTTGAAAATTGTAAACGAGCGCGTCTATAATAGCGTTATGCGGAAACTGGAAAAGTAAATTGCAGATGGAATTGCAGATGAGTTACAAAAAACCTTGCAATATCAATGCTTTTGCTGTTTCGGTTGCGGGTTCGACTCCCGCCGCCTCCACCAATGAAAAAACCTCGCAGTCTCAACGGCTGCGGGGTTTTTCCTGTATTTGCAAGGGCTTTCCGGCTTACCTGTTTACGCATTACTTGCGATATTTGCAAGTAATCTTCCACCAAAACAGCGGTTTTGCAGATGAATTGCAGATGAAATTACAGATGAAATTCGGATTCAAAAAAGCCGTCAACGGCATCTGCCACTGCTACGGCTTTATCATCCATGGTGTGCTGATATACGTTTTTAAGCATGTTGTTTGTGGAGTGCCCCATACGCTCCATTGCGTATTTATCGGGGACATTGAGCCGGAGCATGACCGACGCATTTACATGACGGAGGTCGTGGAATCGAAACGGCGGAACTCCACAGCGGGAACACGCGCGTTGCAGATGCTTATACAGGACATTTCTGGTTGCGTGAACAATATACTCATCTGTGTGTGGTGTTGCGTCAAGCAGCCCCATAATATACGGAGGCACTTTTAGTTTTCTGTTTCCGCTATATGTTTTTGGCTGCTTGAGCTGCGGTCCGTCCTCACCGTCTACCATTGCCTGCTTGATTGTCAGGATATCACCGTCAAGACAATCCCATGTTAGACCTCTGATTTCCGATGTACGGAGGCCGAGCCAGACAGCCAGAAGAAAAGGCAATTCAAACGTTGTGCCTTTGCAGTCTTCGTGTAAGGTTCTGATTTCTTCCATGGTAGGTATTTTGATTTTAGGCGCTTCCTTTTGCGGCAAAGATACACGGAACACTTTATCCGGGCATTCCTCTGCCATTGCCGCCGTAAATAAGCCGTAAGCGTTGCGGACGTACTTAGGGGACTTTTCCCGTGCCATCTTGTTTACGGCACGCTGCACGCGATCCTGCGTCAACGCAGAGCATTTAACGCACATCAGCTCCGGGAAAACCACCTTGCGGAGTTTCCTGTACCCGTTGACGGTGGAGGGGGAGAGTATTGCGTCCTTGCTGTCAATATATCGGTCGATAGCATCACCAACCGTGCGCTCAGACGCACGAGCGGCAGACTTTGCGCCGGACTTTAACGCGGCAGCTTCATTCTCCGCTTGCCTTTTGGTAGGCGCTGTAACGGACACGCGCTTTCCGTCTACCATGACGCTGACATTCCAGTTGCCGGACGGTAGTAGTTTTGCTTTCGGTATCTTCATCAAATCCCCCTCCAATCAATGTACAAGCACCATGCGGCCAGCAAGACGATAATGACAAACATTATAGCAATCACGCCGTTGCGGATACGGACACCACGCCGCATGATCTCAATCATATCTGCTTTTGCGTCAACGTGGCGTTCCAACTCGTCGTTACGCGCCTGTAAGGTTTCCTCGGCTGGCGTCAAGTGTTCGGAAATGCCGAACACTTCATCAAGAGAGATGCCAAGCACTTTGCAAATCGCAGCGACTGTGTAAACTGATGGGGACTTAGATGCGCGGGAGAAAAAATTTTTTACTGTTTGCAACGGTAATCCTGCTTTGTCGGCAATATCTTGATGCGTTAGTCTTAACAAGTCTTTTTGCTCCTGACATCGTTTCTGAATGTTCACTTAACATCATATCCTTTCAGTGCAAATGTTGCACTTTTTTGTAGCAATGAAATTTGTCGGAAACTGTCAAAGGGTCAAATCTAAGCCTTGAAAGTGCAGTGCTGGGTGCTGTACGGTGAAGACAAGCAGCGGCGACCGCTCCCCGCTGGCTGCAAAAAGGCCCCGCCGTTTGTTGCAGAGGGCGGCGGGGCCAACCTTACTTCATACCAAGGAGCTTGCCAAGTTTTCTTTGCCGCCCTGCTTTGGTCGTAGGAATTCCGGTTGCTTTTGAAATTTTCCTTTTCATCTTCGTGATTCCGAGCGCACGTTTCCAGCTAAAGGACAGACCGGGGATCTTGCTCTTCGCCATTTGGCGCACCACCTTTTATTCGTATATTTTCGACTGCACAAAGTGCAATAATCGACATATAGCCCCGTTGCAGAAATATTTGGAGGGACATAATTATGGACGAACAAACGAGAAAAGCGGCAGAACTTTTTGCCAACCTGACGCCAGAGCAGAAAAATGTCATTCTTGCGATGGTTGATAACCTTCTATCACAGCAAGCACCGCACTCTTCTGCTGCGGAGACAACCGGCTAAACCCAGCAATAAGCTGCGCAAGCTGCGCGTCCTCGCCCTCAATCTTCGGATCGGGGGTGCTTTCTTTTATGCCCTCGGCCTTGACCAGCTTCCGCACCGTCTCAATATCTTTTAAGCACTTTGCGGTTTCTTCAGGAGTTTCCCCCTCGCGCAAGAGAATGTCATCTGGCGTGGTTTTAAGCAGAATACAAATAACGGCGGCTTCTTTCGGAGAGAGGAGATTGCTATTTCGCTTCCATTCGCTAACCCATTTTGTTGTCCTGGTTGTTCCCATCTTTTTATTTAGTTCTTCGCAAAATATCGTGTTGTTTCTATATATTTTTTTAATCAAAAATACTACTTTTTCATAGTTAATGAAAACAACGTCCCTTTTTGCCACAGCAGTTACCTCTAAAAGTTTAATTCAAAAAATCAACATAGTCGGTAAACTTCCACATGCAGTCATAAAGCGTGAAAAGTTTTCCATCTGTTCCGATAGCCTTTATTGTTGATATTAAAAATGAGCGACCAACAACAGAAAAATTGAATTCTGCAAATTTTCCATGTTTCCAACAATGAATGCACGCTTTGGAAAGTTCACCGTTAACAGAATAATAAAGTTCCCCAATATAGTTTTCTTCATCGAATGACTTAATGCTATCTCTTACGGTACTGAAAAATGCAATTAGAGGATATTGGGGACGTTTTTTGGTTTTTGTTCGTGGGGCATAAATTAAATAACTTCTTGGTAAATCATCGGCATGAAGAACAGAGCCGAAATCAAAACAGATTGACTTAAAATTTATTTGATAATCAGATGGAATTATTTTTTCAATTTCGTTATCTTGTTCTAAATCATGCAACGTGCTAAGATGATAATTTATTTCATTTATCGCAAGGCTTAATGTCCTTTTGTTGTTTAAGTTGTACGCTGCCCACGCCTTGTTCTCGCCAATATACGAGCAGTTACAAATTTGATATGGCAAAAAGGGGAAATAAGTCATTTCCTCTTCAATGACTTGGCTCATTTTTAGCCAATCGTTTTTAGATAGCACATCTTTCTCACAACGAGAATTTACTAAAATTGCTATTTTTGAAGGAGGCGCGGATTGAACTCCTTTTGGTTCAACATATGCAGCAGGCGAATCGCGTGGCTCTGGTTCTTCCGCATAATATTCTTCATAGTTTCCACTCCAAGAAAGACCAAAGCGACCTAAAAAATTATCTAAAACTCCCATAGCCTAAATATTTTTTCAAAACCGCCAATTAAAGGCGGTTATTTTTGTGCATACCATCAATGAAGAAAATTCGTTGATGGTATTGACTAACGAAAAAAGTTCGTCTATAATAGCCTTACAGAACTTAATTAAGGCAACAAAAAACCAAGCCCCCAACGGATTTCCCGTTTTTGCGGACTTATAACCGATATTTTGTTGGCTGACACTTACATAATAGCGGTGTTGGTTGCGTTTGTCAATATAAAGTTCTGAACTTTATAAGGAGGGGAGAACGCTTGGAATTAAAAGGGATTCGAGAAAATGCCGGTTTGCGACAGGAAGACGTAGCAAAGAAACTCCGTGTAAGAGTTTCCGCGGTGTCGAACTGGGAACGCGGTGTGAATGGTATCGCAAGCAAGTACATTAGACCGCTGACCAGATTGTACGGTGTGACCGAAACGGAAATCAGATCGGCATCGGGAGCCGCACAGACCGCAAGAGTAGAAAAGGCAATGAGGACCAGCGAAGAGGACTAACACACAACAGGAGGAAATGAAAGATGAAAGAACTCAAAGTTAAATTAACGTTTATCGAGCCGATTCTCGGAACCAGCCCCGCGAACCCTGATATCTACCGCGAGTTTATCGGTAGCCACGCGCCGGATGCGGCGAGCGTGGAGGACGAGGTTGCGGCGCTGGGAGCGGACGCGGTTGCCGAAAAGTCCATGACCATTTTCCCGCGATTGAACGACGGTACGCCGTTTTTGTACGACTACCAGATCAAGGGCTTTTTCAAGGACACCTGCGGCGGTCTGCGCAAGGTCAAGGATTCGTCCAGCAGCAAAATCAAGGCTTACAAGAAGGAAATCGACAAGCTGATTTTCCCCGAGCCGCGCACCATTCCAATTCTCTTTGACGGCGAGATCAAGGAGTGCCAGCGCCCGCTGAGAGCGCAAACGGCGCAGGGCGAGCGCGTCAGCCTTGCAATGAGCGAGGAAATTCCAGCCGGGGCAACGTGCGAGTTTACGGTGGTATGCCTGTGCGACGACCATATCGACGTTGTGCGCGACTGGCTGGATTACGGAAGATTCTCCGGCATTGGCCAGTGGCGCAACAGTGGAAAAGGCCGATTCCGCTGGGAGGAAATCGAGTAACGCAACGGAGTGGCATGGACGCGCCTTGCACGGCCTTGAACAGCGAGGATTAGCCCCGGAAAGCAACGGAATGGTTTTGCCGGGAACAGCGTTGACGAGCAACGGCAATGCGGAGATAAGTCTTGCGATGAGATGTGATGGCGAAGAATAGCTGTAATCAGCAAAGGAGTAGCCTCGACTGGCTCTGATGTGCTATGGCATGGAATTCCCTTGATTAGCAATGGAATCGCTTCGCAATGCGAAGCGTAACACAGCATTGGTAGCGAGGAGCAGGGACCGGAGAAGCAACGGAACAGCAATGATGTGAACTGTACAGCATTGGAAGGCAACGCAATGGAAGAGACACGCATAGATATGCAGAGGAATAGTTCAGCGAAGTGATGCAGCGGAGTTGCGACGTTTCGCTGTGAACCGATTTGTAATGCAAAGAAAATGCCCCGCCCAATGTTGCAGCATCGAGCGGGGCGGGTGGGACAAATCTCACCACAAGATATTGTGTCCGTGCTTATTGTAGCACGAGAGAAAGGAAAAGGCAAGATGCTAAAGCCACAACAGTTAACGCGACGGCGAAACGACCTTGAACGAGCCGTGCGCGGCGCGATGGGACGGGCGTTGATTCGCACCGGCAAGGAGCTGGGCGAGGAAATTGGCTTGTCAGAAACACAAATTTGCAATCGCATGGCGGGGCGTTCCCGCTGGACTTTAGATGAAATTTGGGAGCTTGACCGAGTTTTGCAATTTACGGACGCGGAAAAGCTCATGCTAATCGGAGGCGCGAAATGACTGACACACTGATTTTCGGCAGCATCGCCGCTACGGTGATCGTGTTCAACGGCTGCAACTTCACCACGAGCCTTGCCGTCATCGGCGCGTGCGCGGTGTGCAAGGTGCTGTATGAGCTGCTTCCGTATATCGACAGGGGGTGCAGAAGATGAGGCGACACGACAAGCGCACGAGAGAGCAGCGCAAGGCGGACGAGGCGATGCTTTTTGCCGGTATCTGCCTGCTGCTGGCGGCGGTGCTCATCGCGGCATCGGCGATGATGTGATGTACCGCTGCGAATGGTGCGGGCTGACCTTTGACGAGCCCGACGTCTTGCGCAGGCGCGAGAACCTTGACGGTGAGCGCGGCTACGTCCTCGTGACGGAAAAGTTCTGCCCAGACTGCGGCGCAGAGGAAATGTATTTTGAAGAATTGGAGGAGACCGAAGATGGATAACACCCTGATGAAAGTGACTCAACTCCCCGTGATCGAGGAGCATTTGAGGAGCCGGAAGGAGCAGACGGAGCAGCGCGTCGCAGAGGCAATGAGCCTTGTCTGCACCGACGAGACCTTAACCAGCGTGAAGAACATTCGCGCCGAAATGAACCGCGAGTTTGCCGATGCCGAGACCCAGCGCAAGGCCATTAAATCCGCAATCATGGAGAAGTACGACAGCTTCGAATCCGTCTACCGTGAGTGCATCGCCGACCCGTACAAGCGCGCCGACGCAGACCTGAAAGCCAAGATCGACGCGACGGAAAGCGAGATCAAGAGCCGCTGCGAGGAAATGCTGCTGGGCTATTTTCGGGAGCTGTGCGCGGTCAACGAGATCGACTTCCTTTCGTTCGGGCAGACCGGCGTTAAGGTCGATATGGCGAGCGCCAGAGCCAAGACGCCGAAGAAGCTCATGGAGCAGATCAAGCTAAAGGTGGACGGCGTGGCGCAGGACATGAAAACCATCGGCACGATGGGCGAGAACGCGCCGGAGATCATGGTGGAGTACAAAAATAACCTCGACCTCTCGCTTGCGATCTCCGTTGTCAACGAGCGTCACCGCCGCGCCGAGGAGGAGCGCGAGGCCGTGAAACGCCACACGGTTACTCCAGCAGCGCGCGCTGCTGGAGTAACCGTCGCAGCGGCCCCGCAGGTCGTCCCGAAGCGCGTGGAGCAGGCGGCGGTCGAACACCTCACGGTGTCGTTCCGCGTGACCGATACGCGCGAGCGCCTGCGCCTTTTGAAGCAATTCCTTGTCAGCAATGGCTATCAGTACGAATGATTATTTTAAGGAGGATATTACCATGAACGAAATGCAGACCTACAACAGCACCGAAGTTGTGAGCGCCAAGAGCGTGAACGCCGAAATGATGATCTCCCGTCAGGCGCAGGAGGTACAGGCGGCAATGGTCGTCGCCAAGCGTTTTCCCCGTGACGAGATCGAAGCGAACAACCGCATTCTCAACGCCTGCAAGCGCAAGAGCCTTGCCGAGCGCGCGATCTATGAATACCCGCGCGGCGGCGAGAACGTGACCGGCCCCTCGATCCGTCTCGCCGAGGTCATGGCGCAGAACTGGGGCAACCTCGACTTCGGCATTACCGAGCTGGAGCAGAAGAACGGCGAGAGTACCGTCATGGCCTACTGCTGGGATTTGGAGACCAACACCCGCCAGACGAAGATCTTCACCGTGCCGCATATCCGCTACACCAAGAAAGGCAGCGTTGCCCTCACCGACCCGCGCGACATCTATGAAATGGTCGCCAATCAGGGCGCGCGCCGTATGCGCGCGTGCATTCTTGGCATTATCCCCGGCGACGTGGTAGACGCCGCTCTTGCGGCGTGTACCAAGACGATGATGGGAAAGAGCGATGAACCCATGATCGACCGCGTACGCAAGATGGGACAGGCGTTCAAGGATGACTTCGGCGTACCGATGGAGTGCCTTGAAAAGTACATCGGCTGCAAGGCCGAAGCGTTCACGGCGCAGAGCATCGTGCGCCTGCGTAATGTGTATACCTCACTGAAAGAGGGACGCGCGAGCCGCGAGCAGTATTTTGATCTCCCGACCGTCGAAGTGGACGAGACCACAGGCGAGGTCAAGGACGAGCTGCCCGCTCCCGCTGACGCCCTCGGTACGCTGGACGACGGAAAGAGCGGCACCACCAAGCAGGTGAGCATGAATGATCTGTAAGGTCAAGGTCATTTCGACCGGCTCCAAGGGGAACGCCGTACTGCTGAATGATGAAATACTCATTGACTGCGGCGTTCCATTTCGGGAACTCGAACCATACTGCAAGGGATTGAGGCTCGTCCTGCTGACGCATGTTCACGGCGACCACTTCAACCCCGAGACCATCAAGCGCCTGCACTTCCTGCGCCCTGCGCTGCGCTGGTGCGTCCCTCCGTGGCTCATGGAACCGATGGGACGCATCGGCGTGGACCGCCGCGTGACCGACGAGGGCATGGCAGGCCATGTGCTGTTCTACTCCTGTTCCCTTCTCTACCCCGTCTGTGTGTCCTACAATTCCATTCCTCACGATGTCCCGAATTGTGCGTGGCATATCGAATTTGCAAACGGCGAGCGCGTGTTCTATGCGACGGACTGCGCCTCGCTGGACGGCATTGTGGCGCAGGCCTATGACCTTTATCTGATCGAAGCCAACTACGGCGAAGAGGAGATACAGGAGCGCATGAAGCGCAAGCTGGAAGCGGGAGAATTCAGCTATGAGAGCCGCGCAATGGAGAGCCATCTATCCCGCGAGCAGGCGCACGCATGGATCGCCCAAAACGCCGCCATCGGCAAGAGCCACGTGCTCTATCTGCACCAACACCAAAGCGAGGAGGAATTGAAATGAGCATGAATCGAATCTGCCTGATGGGACGCATCGGGCGTGACTTGGAGCTGAAAAAAACGAACAGCGGCGTATCCGTTGTGTCGTTCCCTCTTGCCGTTGACCGCAACGGCAAGGATGGCGGCACAGACTGGATCGACATTGTAGCGTGGCGCGGAACGGCAGAAGTGCTCTGCAACTACGCCGGACGCGGGCGGTTGATCGGCGTCGAGGGGCGCTTGCAGATGCGCGACTGGACGGACAAAAATGGAAACAAGCGCAGGAGCTACGAGGTGCAGGCTGACAGCGTGTATTTCGCGGACAACAGGCGCTCGGAGGGTAATGATACCACCGCGCCGCAATACGCCGCAGAGAGCGCCGCAGGCGGCTTTGCAGAGGTCAGCGAGGACGACGGCGAGCTGCCGTTTTAAGGGAGTAGTCTATGGCAAAGAGCGGGATCGATTACTTTCCGCTTGATGTCACATTGAACGCAAAGTTTGAACTGATAGAAGCAGAATTTGGCTTGACAGGATTTGGTGTAGTCGTTCACTTGCTGCAAGAGATTTACGGCAAGGCGGGTTACTACATTGAATGGACAGAGGAGGTTGCGCTTTTGTTCGCCCGCAAGGTCGGGTTGGGTGGGAGCGTCGTTTCCGAAATAATAGAGGCTTCTATCAGACGAGGGATGTTCGACAAAGAGAAGTATGACAAGTACCACGTATTGACCTCTAAAGGCATACAGGAAAGGTACTTCGAGGCAGTCAGCCGCCGCAAAACTCTTGAAGTCGATTACAACATCCTTCTGGTTGATGTTGCCCAAATTTTGCCCAATGTTTACATTTCTGCGAAAAATGTAAACATTTTTTCAAAAAATGCTGACATCGAACGACAAAGTAAAGTAGAGAAAAGTAGAGTAGAGAAGAGTAAAGAAGAGTACATATTATGCGCTGAGCCGCAAGCGGCTGACGCGCCGCCGGTGATTTCTTTGCCGCTGAATGACGGGACTTTTTTCGACGTGTCGGAGAACGACAGGGCCAAATGGTCGCAGCTCTATCCGAACGTTGACGTTCTGCAACAGCTCAGAAACATGGCAGGGTGGTGCGATGCAAACCATACCAAGCGGAAGACACGCGGAGGGATTAAGCGTTTCATCACCGCTTGGCTTGCCAGAGAGCAGGACAAGGGCGGCAAAGCGCCGCAGAATAGGCCGTTTGTCGGCGGCGATGTATTCGCCGAGATGCTTGAGGAGGAAAAGAACCGTGGAAAGAGCTGACGTAATTAGCCTTTTAGGGCGTTTAAAGCAGGCTTATCCGCAGGCCTATGCCAAGATGACCCGCGCAGAAGCCGAAGAGCTGGTTTCCCTCTGGTCGGACATGCTGGGCAATGAAGACCCCGCCGAAGCGATGGACGCAGTGAATGCGCTGATCGCCGAGGATACGAGGGGATTCCCCCCGAAGGTCGGCCAAGTGCTTGCAAAGATCAGGGGTGCAGCTTCCCCGCGAGTCTCGGTGGCGTGGATGAAGCCATACATCGAGCGGACAGCCGAACAGGAGGCGTTCATGCCGAGCGTATCGCGTTATGCGAGAGAACACGGGCTGACGTGGGAAGCGGCAGCTGCCAAAATGGCAGGCGGTGCGCCGTGAGAGGGTATCGCGGGGGCATTTTCAAGTGCCCGTTTTACTCGCGGGACTACCGCGACTATCTCAACTGCGAGGGCGCACAAGTCAAGCTACCAAAAGAAGAGCTGGACGAATATACGCGGCGCTACTGCGCCAACGAAGAATGGCGGCGCTGCCCGATCGCTCGGGCGCTGACGCTGCACTACGAAAGGACGGAGAACCGATGAGCGAAAGAAACAGAGACAAGGTAAAACGGCTTGAGCACGAGCTCGGAAGATATCAGAAAAAAGTCGGCGAGCTGATGAAAGCAAATGCGAAGCTGCGCGAGGATATGAAGGGACTGAACCAGCTGCGCATGGCGTTCGATGCTTGGATTATCCAGATCGCGCTTTCCTACGGCGAGGCAGTGAAGGACCCCGACACGGGAGAAGATATCCCACGCATGAAGGCGCTCCACCTCGAAAGGCCGAAGGTGAACCCGCTGCTTGGGCAATACGAGATTCACCAGCGCGTCGATGAGAAGAACGTGATGCATATTGCGGTCGGCCTGCGGGATGATCCGTGCGATCACAATGGCGCAAAGGAGGCAGAGGAATGAGACTGGCTATCATGGACACCAACGCGTTCAACACGATTATCGCCGCCGTAAAGGGCGCGGTATCAGCGAGCATCAGTAGGCCGATGTACAAGAATATCCGGCTGGAATTTCGCAAGAAGAACAAGGCAGTTACGGCTATCGCCACAGACGGCGTCCGGCTTTTCGTGGAGCACGCGACCTGCTGCGAGGTCGAAGAGGATTTCGATTGCTACATCAAGCCGAGTATCCGCCTGCCACGCGGCAACTCCATGCGCTTGGAGCTGAAAGAACGGGACAAGACGGAAAGCGTGGTTGAGATCGAATGTCTCGGCTGCATCTTCGGTTTTGTTCAGCCGGTTGGAGCGTTTCTGGATTGGGAAAAAGTCCTGCCCAATGAACCGACATTCCGTATCGGCGTGAATGCCGAGTATCTTCTCTCGACGTTGCAGGCGGCAAAGGCCAGCGTCGGCGGTGCCTTCAAGCAGCCTGCTATTCTGGAATTCCGTGGGCCACTTGGGCCCATTACGATCAAGACCAACCACGAGGACGTCAAAATGGTCCTGCCAGTGCGAATCAGGGAGGCCGACGATGGCGCTGACATCAGCTGACCTCGCGAGGCTGGGGCCGCAGGCGCAGAAGCAGGTGCTTGACAAACTGGTGGGCGAACAGAAGTCGAAGAAAAGCAAGTACGGCAACCGCAAGGTTGTGCGCGACGGCATCAAGTTTGATTCCGAGCGCGAGGCGGCGCGGTTCGGCGAGCTGAAAGTGCTGCGCGCGATGGGCAAGATTCGCGATTTACGGTTGCAAGCGAATTTTACGCTCGTTGAGGGATACACGACCATCGAGGGCGAGAGAATCAAGCCGATGGTCTACCGCGCGGATTTTGTTTACGAGCGAGCAACTGGGCCGGACTGCAACGGCACGGTGCATTGGCTGCGCGAGGTCGAGGACGCAAAGGGCGTGAAAACGAAAGACTATCTGCTGAAAAAGAAACTGATGCAGGACAAGTACGGCATCACGATCCGCGAGGTGTGAGATGAACTTTGAGCACTGCCACAGCTGCAAGCCGCCGACGCGGCACGTAGGCTGTCACGGCGATTGCCCGTACTATCAGGCGGATATCGCCAAGTACAACGAGGCGAAGGGGAAAGAAGCTCGCCAAACGCAGGAACGCGGTGCCTATTGGGGCGCGCGGCAGTTTAAGACGAGGCGCTATCAACGAACGAAATGAGGGAGCGAAAAGATGTTGACAGAAAAAGAGTTGGGCGAACGGCTCAAAAACGTGCGCGAAGTGCGCCGCATTAGCCAGTTTCGGCTTGGCGAAATGGTGGAATGCGGGCAGGGACATATTGGGAAGCTGGAAAAGGGTGAGCACTACCCGAAGTTGCCGACGCTGTACAAGATCAGCGAAGCGCTGAATATTTCCGTAAGCGATATTTTGTCGGAATCTCCGCCGTCAAAGGATGGGATGCTGTCACCGGAGGAAGTGGGCGCAAACATCCGCAAATGGAGAACCATGCGGGGGCTTGGCGTGAAGAAACTGGCAGAAAAGTCAGGCGTATCGCGCAACAGCATTCGAAACCTTGAGACCGGCAAGTGCATGAGCTTTTTAACCACGTATCAGTACATTGCCGAAGCGCTGGGTGTGACCGTCGGGACGCTGCTCGGAGAGGTGCAGGAAAATGAGTGAGAACATGAATCACGTGCCGTTTAAGACGGTCGTATATCCACAGCTCAAGGCGGCATTGCAGGGCTCCGGTATCACGCCGCCGGAGTTGAGCAAGAAGATCGGCGTCTCCCCGCTCTGCCTGTGGCGATGGACAACGGGAAAGAACGAATTCAGCATCGGCGTTATCAAGGCAATTCTTGCGGTGACGGGGCTGACATTTGAAGAGGCTTTCGGGGAGGCGCGCGCATGAGCAAGATCATGAGACCGAGAACGCCGTTTGAGTTCTGCGTTTATCCGGCGCTCAAGGAAGCACTGGGAAAGACGAATTACAATCAAACCGAACTGGCGCAATCCCTCGGCGCGTCGCAGTTTACGGTGTCGGCGTGGGTGCGCGGCGACCGCGATACAACGGTGCGGCTGCTGCTGGCGCTGGAAGAGATCACGGGGAAGCCGTTCCGGGAGCTGTTCGGGGAATGCGAGGGGCGGAGATGAAACATCTCGGCGATATTACGAAGATCAACGGCGCGGAAATCGAAGCTGTGGACGTTATCACGGGCGGCTCACCGTGCCAGGATTTGAGCATTGCAGGAAAACGCGCTGGATTGGCCGGGGCAAGGAGCGGATTGTTCATGGAACAGGTTCGCATCGTAAAGGAGATGAGAGAACATGACAGAGCGAATGGACGGACAGGTGACATGGTCAGACCTCGGTTTATGGTATGGGAAAACGTGCCCGGAGCATTCTCAAGCAACAAAGGGCGAGACTTCGCGGCAGTCCTCGAAGAGATCATCCGCATCGCAGAGCCGGAAGCCCCCAATATTGAAGTGCCTGAAAAAGGCTGGAACACCTGGGGGGGCTACCACGATGAAGTGGGAGGACGATGGAGCGTGGCTTGGCGAGTGCATGACGCGCAACACTGGGGAGTCCCCCAACGCCGCCGTCGTATCTCGGTTGTCGCAGATTTTGGAGGCGACACCGCAGGCGAAATACTCTTTGAGCGCAAAAGCGTGTCAGGGCATCCTGCGGAGAGCGGAACGGCGCGGGAAAGACTTGCCGGAAACGCTGAAAGCGGTGCTTCTTATGCAGTCCGAATTAGGGGGGGCTGTGACGGAGGAGGAAAAGGCTCTTTAGTGCAGGAGGACAAGAGCGGAACGCTCGGCATCGGCAACGACCAGACGATTTTCCAAAACTGTCTGACGCAGTGGGACTGCCAAAGCAAACGGATTTTTGGCACAGAGGGAGCATCCCCGACGCTACAAGGTGGCGTTGGCGGCGGAGTAAATAACCCGGCGATTTTCTGCATGGGAACACAGCAAGGCGGGGCCGAGGTACGAGGCGATGACCGTGCACCGACCTTGACCGCTTCCGCAGGCATGAGCGGGAACAACCAGCCGGTTGTATGCGCCGGGTTTAAGCTCGGCAACAGCGAGAAAGCGCGAAGCATCGGCTACGCCGAAGAGCAATCGCTAACGCTGAACGCGGAGTGCGGCGGCAACAAACCCGCGGTGGTTGCACTGGATATGTCGCACGCCTGCGATGTCATCAGAGACTGCGGCGAGGTCGTTCCGAGTTTGCAAGCAAGAATGGGAACAGGCGGCAACCAAGTGCCGCTGACGTATCAAATGCAGGGCTTCGGTGATTACCGAGAGGGGGACGTTGCAAGCAGTTGCAAGCAACGGGACTTTAAGGACGGAACAGACCTTGTGTGTTCCGTCGATTGTCGGAACTTTTGCGAGGGAGGAGAAACAAACGGTACATTGCAGGCCAAATCAAACGGCGGAATCAGCTACAATTTGCAGAATACCGTGAGAACGGGCATGGTGGTGCGCCGCCTTACCCCGATGGAGTGCGAACGGCTGCAAGGCTATCCGGACGGCTGGACGGACATAGGAGAGTGGTACGATGGTCAGACTGGCGAAGGCTATTGGGTCGATAGTCTTGGGAAGCGCCACAAAACAGCGGACAGCCCCCGCTATAAGGCGCTCGGCAATTCTATCGCGCTGCCGTTTTGGGACTTTTTGGCAAAGCGCATCAGCGCGCAATATTTGCGCCCTGTTACGATGGGCAGTTTATTTGACGGCATCGGCGGCTTTCCGCTGGTGTTCGAGCGGCACAACGGCAAAGGCACGGCACGCTGGGCAAGCGAGATCGAGGAGTTCCCCATTGTCGTAACAAAATTGAGATTTGGGGAGGACGCATAATGGGAAAAATCCTTGACGTGACCACGGAAGAGCAAACGAAGCTTTGGGCAGAGGCTCACGAGGGAGCAGTACATAGCTGCGAGACGTGTCGGAGCTACGCTGCACTGAGAGAGCCGTTCGTTCGCAGCGACGAGGCCGTCATCTATGGCTATTGTTTCCGTTATGGAGACAAAGACTACAACTGGGGCATGGGCAAAGGCTACCCGGTATTCACGCCGCCTGATTCCGACGTGCCATGTGACGGCTGGAAGAAACGGAAAAAGGAGGCCTGACTATGTACATCGGAGAACCATTTAGCTGGAAGCCTGCCGCATTTGAGGGCAGCAACGGCATTATGAGCGTGACCACGAAAGAGACGACTGCGCGCGGGCGCGTCGTTTACATCAACGAGGCGCACCGCTACTTTACGGCGGAAGCAGATATCAACGGGAATAAGCTCAGAGAGAGCTTTAAATTTTAACAAAAATCAGGAGGAATTTCATCATGAACAACAATCAGGACTACATCGTTCGCTGTGACCGCGCAGGCGTGTTTTTCGGCAAGATCAAGGAACGCAACGGCTCCGAGGTCACCATGACCGAGGTCCGTAAGCTGTGGAGCTGGGACGGCGCGTGTGCCGTGGAGCAGTTGGCGCAGGACGGCACAAAAGCACCGGACAACTGCTGTTTTACCGTGACGATTCCGGAAATGACCGTACTTGGGGCAATCCAGATCATCCCGTGCACGGATGATGCATCGGTGTCGCTTCGAGGTGTAACGGAGTGGAAGAGATGACGCTTGACGATAGGATTAAAGCCTTTTTGCTTGTAAGCTCCGGCGACGGCTCCGGCGACGGCTCCGGCTCCGGCGACGGCTCCGGCTCCGGCTCCGGCTCCGGCTACGGCTACGGCTACGGCTCCGGCTACGGAATTAAGAGTTTCAACCAAGAAACGGTCTATCAAATTGACGGAGTAAACACCATGATTCGTTCCGTGCGCGGGAACACTGCGCACGGGGAAATCTTGAACGGAGATTTGACGCTCACGCCGTGCTACATCGCCAAGCAAGACAATGTTTTTTCCCACGGCGAAACGCTGCGCGAAGCAATGGAGGCGTTGCGAGACAAGCTTTTCGGGGATATGCCAGAAGAGGAGCGTATTGATGCGTTCCTGCGCGAGACAGACCGCGAAAAAACGTATCCGACACAGTATTTTTACGACTGGCACCACCGCTTGACCGGGTCGTGTGACATGGGACGAAAGCAGTTCGCCCGAGACTACGGCGTCGACCTCGAGCACGGCATGATGACGCTGACGGAATTTTTGGAGCTGACAAAAGACGCTTACGGTGGCGACGTGATCCGAAAAGTGATTAGTAAGATGCAGGAGGTGGAGTGATGGAGAGATTGACAAAATATCTCGCAAGCGGCGCAGCGGATTACAATTATCCGGCAGGTTGTTACAGTGGCAATGATTGCAATGACCGTGTGGCAAAAAGCGCGTACAGACAGACGTGTGTGGAGCGTCTTGCAGCCTACGAGGAAACGGGGCTGACGCCGGAAGAGTCTAAACGAATGTCTAATATCCTGATGGATGTTGGAATTGATTATAATTGCAGTTGGGAGTATGTGAAAAACTGGCTGCTGGATGACCGTCTGCGTGAGCTGGACGAGGCCGACAAGGACGGGAGGCTGGTGGTGCCGCCATGCAAGGTGGGCGATACAGTGTGGGCGAATCTTGACGGGATGCGGCACCCCCGCGAATGCGTGATAGAATTTGTGAACATTGGAAGCCACGTTACGACCATTGTATTTTCTACAGTAGATGGGTTAAGAGAACAGTACGGGGTCAATCATAGCTCATTTGGCAAGACGGTATTCTTCACCCGCGAGAAGGCGGAGAAAGCATTGGAGGCGATGAAGGATGGCTGAATTAAAACCTTGCCCGTTTTGCGGAGCCAAGGGCGTTATGCAGAGAAACGGTCACTGCTTTCGGGCATGCTGCCCAAATAGAGACTGTCCAATCGAACCGAGAACACATTAGTACCTGAATCATCTATTAGCAATCGAAGCATGGAACAGGAGGGCTACCAATGGATGAATACATAAGCCGCAAGGCGGCGATTGCTTATATCCGTGAGCAATCGGAAGAATGTCAAAAAGCGTTTGAAGAGCTTGGCGGGGAAAGCGGAATCTACGCAGACGCCTATAACGATTTAGCGGAGGACTTTTACAGTATTCCCGCCGCTGACGTTGCGCCGGTGGTGCATGGGCGGTGGATCTCATTCTTGGGCGGTGACCACATCATGCCGGAACGATACTACCGATGCTCACGTTGCGGCAGAGTAGAGAGTAGACGACAGCCGTATTGCCATTGCGGTGCAAAGATGGACGGAGGTGCTGACCATGAGGCTGATTGACGTCGATGAATTGGGCGTGGGCCGGTGCAGCAAAGATGTTCTCCCCGCGGCGTATTGTGCTGGTTGGAACGGCTTACTTGGCTTGATCGAAAAAGCTCCCAAGGAGGGGTAACGCATGGACGTTGTTGGTCGAAAGGTTGTTAAAACGCGGGCGGCTCATGTGTGCTTCGGTTGCGGGCGCAAATTCGAGCAAGGGGCTATGATGGAGCGCAGTTGCGTTTTCGATGGGACGCCGTGGACGTGCTATCTGTGCGAGAGCTGTCAGAAAGCGTCTTCTGAGTTAGGATGGCAAGACGAGTATGGATTTGGGGACTTGCGCGAACGTGCGCTTGAGATAGAGAGGGGGGGCACTCCATGCTGATGATCACGATTAAAGCCAACGTCCCCGCCGCTGACGCGCAGGGCATCAAGGAGCGCATCGCCATGGACATTGAGCGCTACGGCGACGTGAAGGTCGTGAGCATCGTGAGCGACCGGGGGCGGGAAGAACAGCTACGAATGAAAGGAGCCAAATTATGAGCATCAACGTAAAGAAGTACACCAAAGAACAGATGGCGAAGATGATGGAGGACGCGCAGGAGAAGACTGCGGCGCTTGAAGCAGAGATCGCCGCGCTGAAAAACTGCATCGACAAGAAGAACGATCTGATTGCCGAGTATGCGAACCTAAAGGCGGAGATGCAGCGAAAGAACGTCGTCTTGACCGAGCAGATCGACCAGATGAACGGCGAGGCTATCAACAAGGCAAACGAGATCGCAAATCTGAAAGCGGACGCGGATGCGTTGCGAAACAAGCTTGCTGACACCGAAGCGGCGCTTGGGCGGGCGAACGACGATCTTGCTTTTAAAGGGACGGTCATTGATGTAATGCGGGACAAGCGCTACAACGCCGAGCAGCGCGCCAATTACGCAGAAGCCCACCCGTGGCGTAACCTGTGGGCGTGGGTGAAGAGAAAGATGGTACGCCATGAGTAAACCTCGGTATAGTTGGTGGGGCTATGTAAAAGCCATTATCCGTCGCTACGACCCAGATCGAGAGCAGGAGTTGCATGGAGTGGCTTTGTTAGAAAACAACGCTGTGCGAAAAGCGGTGAGCGAAACAAGGTCAATGCAAGACGGCGAAGAGCGCTTGAAATTTATTCGCCTCGTGTTCTGGGACAAAACCCACACGCTCGAAGGGGCGGCAATGGCGGTCAACTGTTCCGACCGGACGGCGAGACGATGGCATACGGATTTCATTAAGTGCGTCGCACGGAACTACGGGCTGCTCGATGATTAAAAGTTGGCCTTAAAAAGCCATTTGCTTATGAGATAATAGAATCGCAGAGGTGCAAAAGCCTTTGCGGTTCTCTCATTTATGGCGTTTACCCCCTACGCCATCGCGGGGCGCGGTGCTTTTCATCTTTTCACACCGTTCCCCGCAACATGCCGCACGCGCGATGCAGCCCACGATCAGGGCCGATTTTGGAGCGGCGAGACGGTATCGAGCCGCCACACGTCCACAATGTTGCCTATAGCCATTGCTTTCGCTTCTGCTAAAGCGGGATATGGAGAAGTTTATCAAACGCCAGCAGAGAAAGGAGGGCGCGTATGGCAAGGCCAAGAAAGGAAATAGACCAGAAGCAGTTCGAGAACCTCTGCGGCCTGCAATGCACGCTTGAGGAAATCTGCGGTTGGTTTGGTGTGACTGATAAAACACTGGATAGTTGGTGTAAACGCACCTATCATGCCAGTTTTTCCGAGGTATTTAAGCAAAAGCGAGGAGCGGGGAAAATTTCACTGCGGAGAAGTCAGTGGCGATTGGCTGAAAAGAACGCGAATATGGCTATTTGGCTGGGGAAACAGTACCTTGGGCAGCGCGATATTGTTGAGCTGGGTATGCCGACTGATAACGCACAGGAGGATGCTTTGAGCGTGAGTCTGCGTGAAATGGCAGAAGGGTTGGAGAGCGATGATTAGCCCAAAACAAGCAAAAATCCTTGCTTTCCCATATTCCAAGTATGACGCGCTGATCTGTGACGGTGCCGTGCGTTCCGGCAAGACCTCCATCATGATGTGGGCGTTTGTCCGATGGGCAATGGAGAATTTTAGCGGTCAACGATTTGGTGTGTGTGGCCGCACGGTGGATAGCTGCACCAAGAACATCATCGTGCCGTTTACAGCGATGAGCCTTGCGAAGGAGCGCTATATCATTCGTTGGCGGCGCGGTGACAAGGTGATGGAAGTGCGGCGCGGGGCCGTGACAAATTACTTTGAAGTGTTCGGCGGCAAGGACGAGGCCAGCTATACGCTGATACAAGGCCGCACGCTGGCGGGGGTGCTGCTGGACGAAGTAGTGCTGATGCCGCGCTCGTTTGTGGAACAGGCATTGACTCGCTGCTCGGTAGACGGGGCAAAGCTGTGGTTTTCCTGCAACCCGGGAAGTCCGCAGCACTGGTTTTATACAGAGTGGATACAGCGGAACAAGGAGCGGAACGCGCTGTATCTGCATTTTGAAATGACGGACAACCCCGGCTTGTCTCAAAAGACGCTGGAACGCTATCAGGCAATGTTTTCCGGCGTGTTCTACGACCGATACATTCGCGGCCTGTGGGTAGTGGCCGAGGGGCTGGTATATCCGATGTTCGCCAAAGAAGTAAACGTCACGAACGAAACGGGCGGCGCGGGAAAGTATTATATTTCCTGCGACTACGGCACGCAAAATCCTACCGTCTTTTGTTTGTGGCGCATGGATAAAGGCCGCGCTGTAATGGAGAAAGAATACTATCACAGCGGGCGAGCCACCAATCGGCAGAAGACAGACGAGGAATATTATCAAGATTTGGAACGGTTTGCAGACGGATATAATGTTGAGCGAATCGTCATTGACCCCAGCGCCGCGTCATTTTCGGAGTGCATCCGTAGACATGGGAAGTTTGCTGTTTGGAAAGCAAATAACGATGTTCTTGATGGGATCCGTTTAACGGCTGCGTGTATCAAATCGGGGCGAATCAAATTTCATGAAAGCTGCACGCACGCTTTTGATGAGTTTGGGCTTTATAGCTGGGATAAGGACGCGGCAGAAGATAAAGTCATTAAAGAGAATGATCACGTCCTCGACGCTGTTAGGTATTTTGTTATGACGGTTCTGCGCCGAGAAATTGCAGTTGAAAATCCTATGTATGCAAGCAGCTCCGTAAAGTTGAGGAGATAAAAATATGGGCTTAGTGAATGGCATTGTAAATACAGTAAAACGATTTTTCTTTCCGCAGGCGGTCGCCGAGCGGGAATTTGGCGCATCTCCCGCCGTAAGCCTTACGATGGAACAGCATATCGGTTTGTGGTATGCGATGATGGTCAATACCCCACCGTGGCAAAACTGTGATGTGAAAGCGGTAGGCCTGCCCGCTGCGATTTGCCGAGAAGTGGCAAGGCCGACGCTGGTTGAATTTACAGCAAACATCACCGGCAGCAAGCGCGCAGATTACCTGAACGAAAATTTTCAGACAGCAAAAGAAAACTTTAATCGGGCATTAGAACTCGGCCTTGCGCTTGGTGGTGTGGCGTTGAAGCCGTATATTTACGGTGACAATATGCTTGTGGATGTTACCGGCGCTGCGGGCTTTCAGCCGACAAAGTTTGACCCGTCCGGTCGCTGCATTGGCGGCGTTTTTAAGGATAAGCCGGTTAAAGTAAACGGAACGTACTATGTAAGGCTCGAATCACACGAGTTAAACAGTACGACCTATACCATCAAAAACAAGGCATATTACAGTGATTCCGCTGGATCCGTTGGCGCTGACGCGCAACTCACAACTATTCCGGAGTGGGCGGATATTGAACCGGAAGTGGCCATCGAGAATGTAGACGGACCATTGTTTGCTTATTTTAAGCCGCCTATTGCCAACACTGCAGATAGTAACAGCATGTGCGGTATGTCCATTTATGGCGATGCGGCGACGATCGAGCTTATCAAGCAAGCGGATGAGCAGTGGGAGCGTCTGCGCTGGGAATATAAGTCGAGCGAGCGTAAGGTCTTGATGGACGGAACATCCAGCACGGCGGATATGTTCAACAAGCGCCTGTTTGAAATCGGCCCGTTCTCTCCGAATGGAGATTTTTTCCAGCACATCGAGCCGCAGATTAGGGATGATGCGATTTATCGCGGGTTTCAGAATACTCTTCGGCGTGTTGAATTTAATATTGGCCTTTCTTATGGAGATATTTCCGACCCGCAAACGATTGAAAAAACCGCGACTGAGATTCGAAGCAGCAAGCAGCGCAAGTATGTGCTGGTTAGCAGTATCCAGGCGGCGCTTGCACATACATTCGATTCCCTGATTTACGCAATGGACGTGTATGCTTCGTTGTACGGGTTGGCACCTGCTGGAGATTATGAGGCCACTTACGATTGGGGTGACAGCATCCTTGACGATCAGGAGACCAAAGACAAGGAATTTTCCCGAGATTTGCAACTCACAAGCGCCGGAGTGATGAACCCGTGGGAACTTCGAGCGAAATACTTTAACGAAGATGAAGATACTGCGAAAGCTGCGCTACCAACGGCGCAGGACATGGTAACTGAACAGCAACAGGAGGTAGAGTAATGGGCGGCAGAGGTGGAGCTGGTGGCGGCATTGGAGCCGGAGAATCTGGGCGTGGGCGCGGTATGAGCCTTGCTCGGTTTTTGTCACAGCAGGATATTAACCGAGCAAACGCCGCGTCTGTCACTGATATGGGCGATATTATCAGACGCACATTTGAGCGCAACGCTGCTGAAATCAATGGGCTTGAGCTGTCGGACGCTGAAAAGAAGAACGCAGTAAGGCAGATGGCAACTCTCGCAACAACGGCGCTCAAAACGGCGGCAGGAGCAGTCAATCCTTATGCAAGCGGGCCTGCGCGCCTGACAACGGCGCAGAAAACAGGAAGCGCAGCAGACAGAGCGGCAAGAGCGCGCGGTGAAATGGATAGCTACATGCGGAAATTGCGTGACCAGTCCAGTAAAAACCGCAAAGCAGCAAAAAACAAGGCGTTTTCCAATGCCTTTGTAACAGCGCAAAAGTCCGGCGCGTTGGAAGTTACGGTAAACGGCAAGAAATACCGCAGAGCTAACAAGCGCAGCGGTACATGGCGTCCGGTATGATTAACTTTGAAAATCTCGACAAGTTCACATTCCCCGGCGTGGGCAAGTACGATATTCCGCAGATCGAACCGGTCAAAGCGTATCCACAAGGGGAATTTGTTCCGGGGAACTATCTTCTTTCGGCAAAGAACCCAGAAGATAAAATCGTGCATTTCTTTATTGACGATTATCAATTTGTAAGGCACTGGAACACGCCGGTCAAGTACATTCCGAAACTGTCGCAGTTTGCGGCGGTATGCGCGCCGGATTTTTCCACATACACAGATATGCCGCTTGCAATGCAGATCTATAACCATTATCGCAAGCACTGGCTGGCGGCATATTGGCAGCTACACGGGGTCACGGTGTATCCGACTATCTCATGGAGCGACGAAAGCAGCTATGATTGGTGCTTTGACGGCGAGCCGGAGGGCGGCGTTGTGGCGGTTTCCTCGGTAGGCACACAGCAAAACAAGGAAAGTAAACGCCTGTTTCTGCGCGGATACGAAGAAATGATGAAACGGCTGTCGCCGGAATGGGTGATCTTTTACGGCAGAGTGCCGGAAGAATGCGACTGGAACGTGATACGGGTAAAGCCACATTACGACGATATTGTGAAACGGAGGGAAGCAAATGAAATATCCGTTTCATCCGGAAGTCCTTGACGCGCTGCCGGAAGAACTTGCAGAACTGTTCCGGGCGCTTGAAATCACGCTGCTTGACGAGATATGCAGCCGATTGGGCTTCGCAGATCAGCTCAATGAAGTTACGGTGCAGGATATTCAAGCGCTGAGAATGCACGGCATTGACCTTAAAAGCATTGAAGAAGCGATTAGCAAAACAGCAGGGATTAGCAAACAAAAGCTAAATAGTTTGCTTAATGACGTTGTAGAGCGCAATCAGAAGTATTACACCGAAGTCATCGACCTTGCACATGTAACGCAGCCAAAAACGCTTGTAGACGCGGCTACAGTGGATGCAATTAAGCGGCAGGCCCATGATACATTCCGCAATTTAACGGCTTCTATGGGTTTCCTTGTAGGCAACACGATGTTAAAGCCTGCTCGTGCTTATCAGTGGGCTTTGGATAATGCAGAAATGCAGATTCAGAGCGGCGCGATCAGCTACAATCAGGCTATCAAAACGGCAGTAAAGCAGCTTGCAGACAGCGGATTGAAGGTAGTTGACTATGAGAGCGGGCATCGAGATCAAATTGATGTGGCGGCGCGCAGAGCAGTGATGACTGGCGTAAATCAAATTTGCGCTAAATATACGGAGCAATCGGCAGAATATCTTGAGACGCCATATTTTGAGGTTTCTGCCCATGCGCGCGCACGCGATATTCCGGGCAAATCACCGTGGTCATCTCACAAAGCATGGCAAGGCCTCGTATATTCCACTCGTAGCAATGACATTTACCCCAGCATTTACGATGTGTGCGGGCTTGGGGCCGTTGATGGACTTGAGGGGGCTAACTGCCGCCACCGCCGTAACGTTTGGGTTGAGGGCGTAAGCGAACGCACATATACAGATGAGCAGCTTGAACATATCGACGATGGGCTTGGCTGTACCTTTGATGGGAAGACTTATACCGCATACGAGGCAACGCAGATGCAGCGGCGTGTAGAGCGCCAAATCATCAAGCAGAAGAGGTTTGTAACGGCGTATAAAGCAAGTGAGCAGACGGACGAGTATCGCGCCGCAAAAATAAAGCTGACGCGGCTAAACTCTAAATATAATGCTTTCAGCGAAGCGGCCAAATTGCCGCTGCAATGGGAAAGGACGAAAGTGCTATATGATCGATGAAAAACTCAAATTTGCCATTGAACGGGCGCTTGAATCTGGGGCGCGCGTGCAGCTAAAGCAAATGAAAGACGAAAGCATAAAAGCGCAAATTATCGAAGCAAAAGAGCTAAAAAAGTAATATTCTTCTTCCCTTTCGCACGGTGATGTGGTAAAATAATCACAAATAAATAAGCACCCATAGTGCAATCGAGCACGTGGAAGTGGCACGAAGAGCCAACCGACTACAAACATAGTCAGTTGGCTCTTTTTTATTTTTCGACAAGGAGCGTTGGCTTGGTATGGCAGACGAAGGTGGAGTTTGGCGCACGATTGGCGGTCGCCGCGTGTTTATTAAAGACGGACAAAGTCTGACGGATGCAATGCGCGAGAGCGGGAAATTTGGAGATCTCAAAAAGAAATCAACGGCGGCCTCCAAAAAGCAGACCGTCGATACCGAAGCAAGTGCCGAATACGGGGTCGAACGCAGAGTTTGGGGGAAGGCGACCGGAACAAGCTACGAGGCATTAAAAGATGACCAGTACAAACTTACTGGCGAAAAAACCGGTGAAACGCTTCAAATCCCAAAAAATGAAAGTGGAGAATTTGAAGTGTACAAAGCGCCTAAAGTATCTGGATTTCTAAATGGGAAATATGTCGGCGACGAAAATGTAAACGCAATTTTATCTGATGGCCGAATTGTCTTAAGAGACCACGATTTTAATAATGATACATATTACAAGATAAGCGGCATTATTGAAGCGGAGACACTTAGACTTGCTGGCTATCAAAAGGACGGGCAGTTTTACCGAGGAACCGATAACCCTAAAGAGGTTGAATATCTCAAGAATGGGACTATGCGCGTGTCCACCAACCACATGACGGGGGAAAAAGAAGATGGCGTATCCGTTTGGGAAAGCCCTAAGTACCCGTTCAAGTATCAATATCGAGTAACCGGTAAGGTTTCCGGAGTGGGTAGCGATGGAGAGCCGCTGCTTGATCCCGCGTCCATTAAACTTGTTAGCGCAAAGTCCTATTCTGTTAAAGACTACAATGCTGCGATGGAAAAGGGGAAGCCCTTGTTTTGTAAGGCGTACGGATGGACAGAAGAACAATACGACGCGGCAAAAAAGGGAAGCATTAAAAACAGAAAGCGACTGTAATTAAATATATCCGTTTGCCAATCGAGGCAAAAGAAGTGGCAATTTGAGCCAAACATTACGCGAAAGCGTGTTGTTTGGCTCTTTTTTGTAATACGCAGCGGGGAATGACGCTGTGGAAATAAAAGGAGAATAAAAATGGCAGACGAAATCATGACTTTTGATGAAATACTGGCTGACCCCATCTATAAGGCGGAGTTTGACAGGCGAATCACAAAGGCGCTTTCAACTGTCCAAGCCAAACTGGACGCGGAAGTAGAAAAAAACAAGAAGTACGAGGAAAAAGGAACCGGCGAAACGGTGGAGACCCTCAAGAAGCAGCTTTCAGAATTGCAGGAAAAGTACGACAAGGATACTGGCGACTATAAAGCGCAGATTTCCGACCGCGATTATGACGATGCAATGAAAAAAGCTGTTGCAGATAAGGGCATCAAGTTTTCCTCAAAAGCTGCGGAAAAGGCCTATTTTGCCGACCTCAAAGAAAAACATCTTGAGCTTAAAGATGGCTTGCTTGATGGCTTTGAAGAGTGGCATAAGGCGCAGACCGAAGCCGATCCGTCCGCGTTTCAGACCGGCAAGCCCGCGCCAAGCTTTGCAAAGCCTGTCGGTACCGGCGGCGCACCTGCAAGCGAAGGCAAGGGTGCAATGTTCGCAAAACAATTCAATGCGCAGTATGCGCAGACTACAACGAAGGAGTGAATTTAACGTATGTCTTTTGTGACTAACATTTCCGGCGCAGCGCGCCCGAACTTTCTCGAAAGCGAAGTCGGCCTCGTGCTGAAAACCCGTGAAATTCCTGCGACGCTTGGCGTGCAGGATGGCATTTATAAAACTGTCGCTCCCGGCGCTGTTTTCCCGTCTAACAACAGCAGTGCGGAAGGTATCGTTTTTGAAGCGGTCGACGTGACCAACGGCAATATGCCCGGCTCTGTCCTCGTGGCTGGTCGCGTCCTTTCTGATGGGCTGAATATTGCTTCGGCAGCAAAAACCGCGCTTGAGAGCAAGGGCATCGTCTTTGTTGATGCGCCCGCCGTTACTCGTGGTTATACCGTGACTTACGACAAGAATGACGGTACCGGCGATGTCCCTGTGGATTCCAACAGCTATTTTGATGGCTCTGTTGCAAAGGTGTCCACCAGCTATCCGCTGACCAAGAGCAACAACACTCAGACCGGTTGGAGCACCAGCAAGGGCGGCGCGGCGGTCTCTGAGGTCGAAATGACCGGTGACGTGACCCTGTATCCCGTCTGGACTGCAAACGGCTAAGTAAGGAGGTAAAAATCTATGGCTGATATTCTGAATCTTATTTCTGACGCTGAGCGTCTGGAATTTTCGCAGAACCTTTCTGTTGCGCGTCCTGCTTACATCGGCGACCGCATTTTCCCCGACCAGAAGACCGAGAACATCAAGGCTGAGTATCTCCGCCTTGCTGCGGGCGCGACCATTCCTGTGATGGCAACTGTCCACGCTTTCGATACTGAGGCTGAGATTGGCTCTCGCCCTGTGTTCGACAAGACCGAAGTTGAAAAGCTGCTCATCAAGCGCAAGATCAACCAGACCGAGCGCGTCCGCCTGCTGACCGAAAACGGCGTGTACGCCGATGACGCCGTTGTGCGCTATGTCTTTGACGATATGCGTCTGATGGCCGATGCGGTCAAGGTTCGCACCGAGGTCGCCAAGATGGAAGTCCTCGCCACCGGCAAGATGACCATCAAGGAAAACAACCTTAACATGACGGTCGACTACGGCGTTCCCGCCAGCAATATCGGCTACAAGCTCGATCTGAGCGCTGATGCGGATATCATCGGTCAGCTTCGCGCGATCGTCGATGATGCAGCGGACAGCGGCAACACTCTTACCGAGGTTGTGCTTTCCAACAAGATTCTGCGCAAGCTGTCGTCCAACAAGGGCATCCAGACGATGATCTACGGCAGCATTGGCGTCGGTACGTATGTTCCGACCGACCGCCTCAGTGCGCTGTTTATGTCCATGTTCGGCTTTGGCACCATTACCACGAACGACCTGCGCTATAAGACGCAGACTTCGAGCGGTAAGGAGACCACCAAGCGCTTCTTCCCCGATGACAAGATCGCGTTCCTCTCCAACGGCACTTCCGCTTCTTTCGGCGCAGGCCTGTGGGGCGTTACTCCCGAAGAGGATGATTACGGCCAGTACAACGAAAAGAGCGCCAACCAGTACATTACCGTTACCCAGTGGGCTACGCCTGACCCCGTTGCGGTTTGGACGAAGGCAAGCGGCCTGTTCATCCCGGTTGTTCCCAACCCGAACGGCCTGTTTATCGCGTCTGACACGAGCAAGTAAACTGTTACCTCCTCCCCTGCCTGAACGGTTTGCCGTGACGGTGGGGGGGAGGGCCAGAAAAGGAGGCTGCGCATGGCGTACGCTGATTATATCTATTATGCAACGGTTTACATGGGTGGGTCTCTGACCGAAGATATCTTTCCGGCTCTTGCAGTAAAAGCATCCGCTTATGTAGATTACGTTACGATGGGCCGAGCCAAGAATGCGTTTGGCGATGCGGCGGATGCGGTCAAAAACGCTGTGTGTGCTTTGGCTGAGATCATTCAAGACAGCAACAAACTCAATGCGGTCTCGACGGACACTGAGCGCGCCGTATCGAGCGAAACGGTAGGCGCGTGGACGCGCAGCTTTGACAGTAAAAATGTGTCTGCGACGGATGTGCAGCTTATCGAGAGTAGAAAGCGCGAAGCGGTCATGATGTATCTTGCACCGTATGGACTTCTAAAAGCGAGGGGGTATGGGCCATGTCCATGTTCCCCCACACTGTAACGCTTTACAACGTCGTGCAGGAAATCGACCCGACAACGCTTGATGAGGTCACGCATGTTTATATTACTATCCTGCGCGGCGTGATGCTGCAAGCAAGCAAGGGCGCGAACGTGCGTGAAAGCGGACTTGAAGGGGCTGACGCAGCGAATCTGTATATTCCGTTTACGGTGGAAGCCGTGGATGGTAAGACGGGCGCGGCGAAGACCTATGCAAAGCCGCAAGAATTTGTTAAAGCCGCAGATCGCAGCGGACTATGGACGCTCTCATATGACGGAAACGGCGGAGAAACGCTGTTTATCAAGGGCGAGTTTGTGCTTGATGGCACAAATTTGAACGTCGTTCGCTATCACGATGATTGCTACAATGTAACGAAGGTCGATGCGATGGACTACGGTAGCCCCGATATGCAGCACTGGGAAGTCGGAGGGGCGTAATGGGCATCAAGTTTTCCGTGCACACCGATGGAATGGACGCTGTAAGGACTGCCATTGCAAAGGCTTGTACGCGCGCTGAGAACGTTTTAGCCGAGCAGATGGAGAAAGACACTCAGCCTTTTGTGCCGATGCTCACAGGCTCGTTAACGCAGCGTACAAGGGTCGTTGGAAACGACATCATCTACCCAGGCCCTTACGCGAGATTCCTGTATTATGGGAAAGTCATGGTTGACCCGAATACCGGCAGCACATACGCGCCGAAAGGCGGGACAAAGGTCGTGACTGACCGCAATTTAGTATTCAACCACACAGCGCACCCACAAGCTCAAGCACATTGGTGTGAAGCATCGAAAGCCCAGAACCTTGGCAAGTGGGCGCGTGTAGCAGAAAAGGCGGTGAAGAAGTATGGAACAAATTAAAAAGACGGTGTCGGCAGCGGAAGAAGATCAAGTGTCCCGAAAGCTGCTTGCGTGGTTAAACACATTCCCTGACAAGCCGGTTGATTTGATTCGGTTCGAATTTCTCCCCGCCGATACTGCGGCGATGGCGCTGTCCACGATTCAGGCGGCGTACATCGTACAAAAATACATTCTCGGTGGGTATCAGGCGGAATACCAATTTAAGGCCATCTACCGCATGAAGCCGGGGAACAGCAACGACAAACGGCTCAAAGCTGACGAGATGCTTAACGCCTTGGGCGATTGGGCAACAAGCGAGACACCGCCTGACATTGGCGACGGTCGCCGCGTCATCCGCATTGAGCCGACAACGCGATCCTCTCTTTTTGCCGTGTATGAAAACGGTGACGAGGATCATCAAATCCTTATGAAGATGAACTACGAGGTGATTAAAAATGGCTGATATGACCTTTAACACCACGGCTGGGCAGACCGTAGACCGCGAACTTCTGATCGCGTATCTCAACACGGGCGAAACCGGAACCCCCACGTGGTCTCCCCTCGGTACGCGCGTTACGGATTCCAGCATGGAATACGACTGGCAGGAGGATTCCTCGAAGGATATTCTTGGCACGACGCGCACGACCATGAAGAAACCCATCATCACGCAGACCTTTGACCCGTCTGATCTGGACGCTGGGGATCCCGCCATCGTCAAGGTTTGGAATCTCGCGGTCAAGGAGCAGAACGCGGCGGCGCTGGCGAATCAGGACGTGCTGATTGTCCACGCTTATGCAGGCACGGCAAAGACCGCAGTATTTGCGGAGCGCTATTCGTCCTGTATGGTCAAGCCCTCTTCCCTCGGCGGCGAGGGCGGCGGCTTTATCGGTATGCCTATCGACGTGACGCTCGGCGGCACGCGCACCATCGGCACTGCCGCTATTTCCGGCAGCACGGTCACTTTTACCGAGGGCGAATAAATAGGAGGGCATCATGCGGGAACTTAATTTTGACGACGGCCTTGTAACTTATACCGTAAACGGGAAGTGCCAAGTGTCATTCAACCCTACCGACAGCAATTTTGTCGAAAAGCTGTATCTTGCTTTTGAAGACCTTGACAAAAAGCAGGATGGATATAAGGCGCAGATCGAAAAGATGGGTGATAAAAAGCAGATTTTTGCTTTTGCCCGAGAGAGAGACCGCGAAATGCGGGACATTATCAATTCTGTCTTTGATGCACCCATTGCAGACGACCTTTTCGGCGACAGGAATGTTTACGCCTTGGCGGAAGGCGTTCCTGTATGGTGCAACTTTATGCTCTCCATTATGGATGAGATCGACAGTACGTTCTCGCGTGAGCAGAAATTCACGAATCCGAGGATCAAAAAGTACATCGACAAAGTGCAGAAGCATTAATCGGAGGGCGGTATGAGTTACGGACTTCCTAAAAGCGTAGAGATCAGCGGGCAGAGCTTTGCCGTTCGGTATGACTTTCGAGTGATACTGACGATATTCGAGGTTCTGGACGATGAAGAACTCAGCGACGAAGAACGAGCTTATACCGCCCTTCGTCTCTTCTTTGTTGACTTTGATTCAATTCCCGACTACGACGAAGCGATCAAACAGCTGTTTTGGTTTATCAACGGTGGGCAATACCCTGATGATAAAAAGAAAGAGCCGGAGATCATTGATTGGGCGAAAGATTTTCAGTTTATCGTTTCCCCTGTCAACCGAGTGCTTGGGAAAGAGATTCGCGAAAGCGAATACGATCCAGATACCAACACTGGCGGTACGCACTGGTTTACTTTCTTGTCTGCTTATATGGAAATTGGCGATTGCTTCTTTGCGCAAGTCATCCGCATTCGAGAACTAAAGGCGAAAGGAAAACCCTTAGACAAGTCAGACCGAGAATTTTACCGACGCAATAAAGATGTGGTCGATATCCCGAAAAAGGTCTCGAAAGAAGAAGCGGATACGCTTAGTGCATGGTTGGGGAAAAAAGAACCGGCTCACGAATGAGCCGGTTGAAATTAAAGAGAGACTTGTTTGTTTTCATTTTTCTTTAAGTACGCATAAATTTTGCTGATTTTCTTCCCGTTCTGAGGTGCAGAGGTCACGTCAAATACAATGTATTTAACTTCTGGATCAGCCTGATATGCAAAGATAAGGTACTGACGGACAATTTTCGTTTTCTTCTTCTGTGCTGACCCTCCAAGCGCCGCGCCGATTGGGCCAAGTAAAATACCGCCCGCGATTGCGCCGCCGACGCTTGAAACGTATTGGGTCTGGATATCCTGCGGTGTCATAACAGACACATCGATTAGCTTTTCTGGCGAAAGCGTAAATGTTTGTCCGCTCGCTGAAAATGAAATAGATTCTGGGGAGCACATGGCGGAGCAGATAGACCCTGCTGCAAGGTCAAGCCCGCCGACAAGTTGTAGCTTGCACTTTACTGTTTGGATTTTAATCTTTTCGTCATAAGTCTGCGGTACGGCTTTATTAACGGCCAGAATCCCTAATGGGATAGGTATTGTTAGAAGGGCAACGCCAACCCATACTGGCATAGTTTCTTGGCCTTCTGGCGTTGTAACAACTCCTACAATTAGGATCAAAAGAAACGATGCAAAGAAGACAACAAGGAATAACAAGGTTCTTTTCAATGCTTTCATTCTATTTCCCTCCCATTAAATACGGTTCTTTTACCATATCACAGCAAAAAACTAAAAGCAAGGTGGTGATTTTATGGCAGCGGACGGTTCGGTAGTTTTCAGCGTGGATCTGGACGACAAAGACGCTCAAAAAGAACTGAATAAACTGGTTAAAAAAATCGACACGCTTAACGATAAAATTTACCAGAAACAGCAAGACAAAATGCCGCTGGCAAAGCAGTCGGCAGAAATCGCGGCAAATCTCGATGCGGCAAAAGCGACGCTTGATTCAATGCACAGCGGCAAAGAGTTTTTTACGGCGGATTCCATCAAGGCACAGGAAAGCACTGTGAAATCTTTGCAAAAAGAGTATGACGCCGTTACAGCTAAAGTTGAGAAGATGGACGCTTCAATTCAGTCCGATACGGCAAATCTCGATAAGATGAAGACAAAAGCGGGGGAGCTTTCCGAAAAAATCTCCAGCACAAAAAACGGTGTTTTCGGGATGGGTGATGCGACTAAAAAAGCCGACGAATACATGTCCCGCTTCGTTAACCGAGTAAAGAAGCTCGCTCTCAGGGCGTTTGTGTTTACTCTTATTACAAGGGCATTATCCGTTGTTCGTGATTATGTCTGGAAAGTCATCCAAGTAAATGACGAAGCCGCAAAAGCTATTGGACGCTTAAAGGGCGCGTTGCTCACTTTGGCACAACCGCTATTAAGTGTAATTGTTCCCGCCTTTACAGCGCTTGTGAACATCCTTACAAAGGTTATCAGCGTTATTGCAAACATTGTATCGATGCTTTTTGGAACAACGGCAAAAAAATCAGAAGCGGCGGCAAAAGGACTTTATAAAGAAGCAGATGCTATCGGTAGCGTCGGTTCGGCGGCAAAAGAAGCAAAAGGGAATCTTGCAAGTTTTGATGAGATCAACACTCTGTCGAGTTCAAGTGGCGGTGGCGGCGCTGCGGCTGCGCTTGCAGATCGGCTTTCTCCCGTGTTTGAACAGTTTACGACCGACGAGTACAAAGCAAAGATCGACGAGCTTACGGCATACCTTAGCGGCGCGCTTTTAGCTCTTGGCGCAATTCTGTGTTTTTCCGGCGCAAATATCCCCCTCGGAATCGCACTTATGGCGGCGGGCGCGATTGGGCTTGTTACACTTATTAAAGAAAACTGGAACGCAATGTCTGACCGCCTTAGAGCTGCACTGACAAATGTGCTTTCGGTGCTGGGCCTTTTTGCCCTCGCCATTGGTGCAATTTTGTGTTTATCTGGCGCAAACATCCCCCTCGGCATTGGGCTTATGCTGGCAGGCGCGGCTATGCTGGGAACGGCAGTCGCCTTGAACTGGAATGCAGTAAACGACAAAACAAAAAATACATTGTCGGCCTTAATGATGGCGCTCGGAATGACCTTGCTTGCCATCGGCGCAGTGCTTTGCTTTTCGGGAGCAAACTTACCTCTCGGTATTGGGTTAATGATTGCGGGTGCAGCATCTATTGCGGCGTCGGTCGCCATGAACTGGAACACAGCCCCCGAAAAGACAAAAGCCGCAATCAAATCTCTTATGGGTTCGATTGGCGTCTCGCTTATCGCTATCGGTGCGGTTCTGTGTTTCTCCGGCGCAAATCTTCCACTTGGCATTGGGATGATGATTGCTGGCGGCGCGGCTATTGCCGCTGCATCTGATCTGGATTGGAGTGCACTTCTTACCAAGCTTAAAGAAATGTGGCAGAACATTAAACAGTGGTGGAATACCAGCGTTTCGAAGTTTTTTACTGCTGATTACTGGAAAGCGTTAGGTCGAAGGATTATTGACGGCCTTTTGTCCGGTTTAAAATCCGCATGGGAGGCTGTAAAAACGTGGGTGGCTAATGCCGTTAGCTGGTTCGGGAAAAAATTTGTTGAAGCGCAGAATTCTATTGCAAAATCGAATTCTGGCCGAAGCGGAGGATTTGGAACCAGAAGTGGCGGCTTTGGCAGACCTTCTCGCGCTCCTTCGATTAGCCGTGTCTCCGCTCCTGCATTGGCTCGCGGTGCAGTCATCCCACCCAACAAGGAATTTCTCGCCGTACTGGGCGACCAGAAGAGCGGAACGAACATCGAAACGCCGCTTGCAACGATGGTCGAAGCATTTAAGCAGGCTATGGCGGAATCAGGCGGCGGTGCAACTACGGTCGTTATTCAGCTCGACGGCAAGGAAATCGCACGAAGTACCGTGAAGAACATCAACAACATGACACGCGCGGCGGGTAAGCCCGTGCTGCTGTACTAAGGAGGGACAACATGGAAGTCCTTATTATCAACGGCACGGACTACTCGTCCGCAATCGCAACGAAAGGATACGGGTGGAGCAGAAACGATCTCGACAGCGACAAGACCACCCGTACCAAAGATGGCAAAATGCGGCGCGACAAGATCACCACCAAGCGGAAACTGAGTTATACAACGCGCTCCGTCAAGCGTGACGTGCTGGCAAAACTCGATGACGATCTGAATAAAACCACCTGCACCGTCCAATATCTCGACTTGCATGGCGTAAGAACCAGCACGTTTTACTGCTCGTCGATGGAATGCACGCTTGAGGAAGCGGCGGATGACAATGAGGTGTGGGGCGGCGCGACGTTTAATTTGATCGAGGTGTGATATGGGGCAGACAACAAGTGCGCTGTGGCGCGAGCTGCTCCACAAGCCCGGCACAGAACGAGAGTACAAATTCGACGTTGCGGGCACGGAATACGGCAAAGATGCGGAAGTGTCGCACTCTGCCGAATCTCAGTTGTTTGAAGAATTCGGCATCGGAAACGCCTGCTGCGCAACATTAAAACTGGCACTGTATGCGGACAACATACCGCGAGCCGCGACGATCAAGCGTTATCTCAGGCTTGTTAATGGAAGTCAGGCGACAGACTGGATCCCCAAAGGCGTGTTTTTTACCAACCGCCGGTCCTGCGATGGGGATTATTGGGAACTTGAAGCATACGACGCTATGAGAAAGGCTGACGTTGTGTGGGAGCCAGACCAGTCGCTTAACTTTCCGATGACTATGCCTGACGCTGTAAACATCTTTTGCCAGTTGATGGGCGTGGAACTGGACAGCCGCACAGTGCTCAACAGCTCGTATACCATCGACTATCCCGCAAATGATTACACCATCCGCAACGAGCTATGCTTTATCGCTGCGGCGCACGGTGGGAACTGGATTATTACCGATGCAGGGAAACTATTGCTTATTCCGTTGTTGTCTATGCCTACCGAGACAAACTATCTCATTACAGAAGCGGGCAGCGCTATTACGTTTGGAGGGGTGAGGATTCTTGTCTGATAAATATTACGTCGGCGGCGACATTACAAGCTTTTCCGACAATGGCAAGTATAAGCCTATTTCCCGTGTGACGTTGCTTGTGGACGACGAAAATAGCCTGACGGCGGGCGACGATACCGGAATGGAGGTCATTGCAAGTTGCCCTCACGCCACGCAGCCAATGGTAAATGCTTTACTGCAAACCATGAAAGGCTACCAGTATCAGGCGTACGAAGCAGGCGCAGCAAACATCGATCCAGCGGCAGAGCTAGGCGACGGCGTGACGGTTGGTGGCATTTATTCGCCGCTGTCTAAACTCTCTGATGATGGCCGCGGATATGCGGGCATTTCTTCCCCCGGAGAAGCGGAGATGGAAGACGAATATCCGGCTGAGGGGTACATCACACAGGAATTCAACCGTAAGATTGCCGAGACACGAACAACGATCACCAAGACCAGCGAGGAGATCATGCTCAAGGTCGAGGGCATCGACGGCAAGTACACTGAGGTCAAAACCACGCTGGACGGCCTGACGGTGACGGACGCGAGCGGCACGACCAAGATCAACGGCAGCAGCATCAAGACGGATAATCTGTACGTCGATGCGGCGAATATCAAGGGTACGCTGACAGCCGACCAAATCCAGACCGGCAGCATCCGCGTCGGCGATCTCAAGGACGGCTCGAATTATGCTACGAAGACCTACGTCGACAACAACGCGGGCCTGAACGCAAACGAGGTCAATAGTGCGATCGCAACGTACATCGACGGGACCTCTATCACAGCGCAAAAGTTACGAGGCCAGACGGTGGAACTCCTGGCAAACAGCAATACCAAAGTGGGCGAAATTTCGCTTGTGGAGACGAACGTTGACTACGGTGTCGGCATCAAAACCCTCTATGGCGGTATCAAGCTGGAATCGGCGACCAATGTATACCTAAAAGCCAGCGGCGCCTACGGTGGATTTATCACGCTGTCCAACAACATTGTGTCGCTCGGCGGCGGCGAGCTGTATATCGGTAGCCAGATGTACGGAAATATCTTACCGGCCGGTAACTGGGGGAAACTGTTTTTCCTTCGTCAGTGAGGTGACGCATGGCAAGTTTTAGTGTTAGCGTTACGGCGACGGGGTCAACGACAGCTGTCCTCAACGGCACGTTTTACGGAGACAGCTACCATAATCGAGCGCGTGCGATCTACGTGACCGGCATTCTGGGCTACGGGTATTACTTGACCTCGAACGAGGATTCCGGCGCGAACAACACGTTTACGGATTCGTTCGACGGACTTACCCCCGGCAAAACCTACGATTGGGAGGCAGTGCTCTGCTATTGGGACACCAACCTCAATCAATGGGTGGAGACCAGCTATTCCGACAGCGGATCGTTTACCACAGAGGGCGGCACTACGGGCGGCGCGGTGTACATCTACACGGATATGTGGCGAGCGTATACGCCGTACATCTACACGGACATGTGGAGACCCTACAACGCAGAAATCTACACCGACTCTTGGTGGGAGTCGGGATAAGGAGGAACTATGAAAAAGCAGGCAATGCAGATCCTTGACAGCGCATTTAATACGCTGTCTTTGGTGATGATCTCCGCGAACGACGCGGAGAAGATGGCAAAGGTCAAGGGAGAGCTGCGGCAGGCATATGCGATCCTCGAGCGGCTCGACCAGCAGGCGGCGCACGTACCCGCAGAGCCGCCCGCGAAAGCTGCCGAGACGGAAAGCGAGGTAACAGATGGCTGATAAAGCAATTTCCGACCTCACTCAAGCAACACAAATCACCAACGAAGATCTTTTTGTTTTGCAGCAGGGCGGCACAGCGAAAAAGCTCAAAGGCGCAACGCTGCTGGACTTCGTCACGCTGAGCGTTGTATCGGTCACGGTGACAACACTGCCCGCAGGAAGTTTGGCAACGGCGACCTACGATAAGTCGACTGGTACGCTGGCGCTTGGCATCCCGCAGGGCAGCAAGGGCGACACCGGTGCGACAGGTGCGACGGGTGCGACCGGTCCGCAGGGTAAACAAGGCATACAAGGTGAGACCGGTGCAACAGGCGCGACCGGCCCCCAAGGCCCCGCAGGCCCCGCAAACGTGCTGACCATCGGCTCGGTCACGTCCGGCAAGGTGGCGAGCGCGACCATTACCGGAGAAGCCCCAAATCAGGTGCTCAACCTTGTGCTCGAAAAGGGTGACAAGGGTGAAACCGGCGAAAAAGGTGCAACAGGCGACACCGGCCCACAGGGTGAACAGGGCATCCAAGGTCCGCAGGGCAGCCCCGGCACGGATGCTCCCACAATTACCGGTATTACCATCCGGCAGAGCGACTATCACCTTATCGTGACGCTGTCGAACGGCACGAGCTATGACGCAGGCTATTGCCGTGGCGCTTCTGGTGCTGGTACGGGTGACATGCTGGCCTCAGTGTATGACCCTCAAAACAAGCACCAGGACATCTTTTCATACATTGACAACGCTATCAAGGACGTCAAGGTAACTACCGACGCAACGCCTACGCAGGGCAGCGCGAACCCCGTACAGTCCGGCGGCGTGTACTCGGCGCTCGTCAATAAGCTGGACAAGACCGGCGACGGCAGTAATGTCACGGCGGCTTTCACGGCAGCGAGAACCCGCGCAAATATTGCGACGGGTGAAAAGCTCTCCGTGCTGTTCGGCAAAATCGCGAAGTGGTTCGCCGACCTCGGCACTCTGGCTTTTAAGTCCACGGTGGCAAAATCCGACCTTGCAAGCGACGTGCAGGCGAGTTTGGGCAAGGCTGACAGTGCCTTGCAGAGTGCGCCGGTTACAAGCGTCAACAGTAAGACAGGCGCGGTGAGCCTTGCAAAGGGAGATGTAGGCCTCGGCAATGTGGACAACGTCAAGCAGTACAGTAAGAACAATCCGCCACCGTATCCTGTCACGTCGGTCAATGGTAAGACGGGCGCGGTCACGGTCAGTGTTCCAACAGTTCCATCCACGACCAACATTCTCAAGGGAAATGGCTCGGGCGGGCTGGTGGCGGCGACGCGCGGCAGCGACTACATCGCGAGCGGCAATATTGTCAAGCAGACGCTGGTGAACGTTGAGACCACGCCGACCGAGAACTACGCCATCAACTGGCTGTACGGCTAAGGAGGGGGACATGGCGAACAAAGCGATCAGCACACTGGCGGTCGGCTCGTCCGTGTACCTCAACGTCGGCGGTGTGCGGAAGGAATTCCTCGTGGTACATCAGGGCAAACCGAGCTCCATGTATGACGAGTCCTGTAACGGCACTTGGCTGTTGATGAAGGACATCTACGAGGATAGGCAGTGGCACAGTTCTGATACCAACTATCTCGAGTTTAGCACCATCCACAGCTATCTGAACAGCACGTTCCTGAACCTGTTTGACAGCGATATTAGGGACGCCATCAAGCAGGTGAAGATCCCGTACCGCAAGAACGGATTCCCTATCGGCACAGACCAGAACGGCGCGAACGGCCTGCCCGCGAAGATTTTCCTGCTGTCCGGCTACGAAGTAGGCTGGACTACTAGCGACAACCAGTTTTTCCCGGTTGACGGTGCAAAGCTGTCCTACTTTGAATCTGGAACCGGCACGTCCGCCAACAACAAGCGTATTGCGAAACTGGACGGCTCGGTCTCCTTCTGGTGGCTCCGCTCCCCGTACCAAAGCGGCAACGTGTGGCGCGTCAGCCCCAATGGCCACTATGACAGCAGCAACGCATCCTCCTCGAACGGAATCCGCCCCTGCATCATCCTCCCGTCCACTACCCTCGTGGACGACAGCGGCAACGTTGTCCCCGTTGACCTCACCGCGCACAAGACCCTCATCAACGGCACGGCCTACGAAGTAAAGGGCGGCAAGTGCATGGTCAACGGCACGGTGTACAGCATCAAGAAGGGCAGGACGCTTATCGGCGGGACGGGGTATGACATCAACTTTGAGCCGGATGTGAGCTTGACGTGGTACTTCAACGAAACCATTGATATAACGTCGCAGCCAGACAAATTCTGGGGGTATAGTAGCGGGATTGCTGTCAGCTTTGTGTCTGGCTATTATGGCTTTACCTACGACCATCTTATCCGAGACTACGACGACACTTACGGTGTAAGAACTTTAATCTACTATAGAAAGTCTACCGAGACCAGGGAACTCGCCTACCGAAACGGCTGGCGGGGGGAGGTATACCGCACCATCACTTTTGATGAATTACCCACCGGTGATCTCTTGACGTGGCTGCAAGCCAACGCCACGCCGCAATAAGAAAGGAGCAGCACATGAGTATCTACGTAAAAGTCAACAACACGGAATATCCCGCTACGGTCAACGGCAACCTTGTTGACCGCAACTGGAACGGCCGTGATACCAAAACCATCTATCTGACCATGTCCTACGACGCCGTAGCGGCACTGCTGCCCGACAACACGCCGTGGAGCATCGTGCAGCGCGAGACGCAGGACGTGCTGGACGAGCAGGGCCAGCCCACGGGCGAGACCAAAGAGGTCGTCAACGAGTACGACAACAGCGAGTACAGCCTTGCTGGCGACATCACCGACCACCGCGACGGCACCGTCAGCATTAAGATGGGCAAGCCCACGGAATCCGAGCTTTCGGCGGCGACCGTAACGGCGCTGGTCGGTCAGAGCATCACGCCGCAGCGCGCGGCAAGGCTGCGACCGATGATCGAACAGGCCAGCGCGTCGCTCTCTGACGGCGAGGCGGCGAAGTCGCCCGAGCTGTTCCCGCGCTGGGCGGATCACATCGGCGAGACCGTCAAGCCCGGCGACCGCCGCAGTGATACGGACGAAAGCGGCGTGCTGCACGTCTACCGCGTCAACAAAGGTCAGGGCCACACCACGCAAGAGAACTGGCCGCCGCATTCCACCCCTGCCATGTGGACGATCATCAACGTCGACCACGCGGGTACTCAAGATGACCCGATTCCGGCCGCTCGCGGCATGGAGTACGAGTATGGTCTTTATTACAAAGACCCCGAAGACACTAAGCTATACCTGTGCGAGCGTACCGGCGAGGCCGCGGGCGGGAAGATCGTCTTGCAGTATCTGCCACACGAGTTGGTAGGGAACTATTTCACGGCGGTCTAAGCCCGCAGAAAGGGAGCGGGATATGGATAATGCAAAGCACTACGATGACGCAGAGATCGCTCTGATCGAAAGCCGATGCAAGAGCAATACGCATCGGATCAATGAGTTACAGGAGCACCAAACGGCGCTTGACAGGCTGGCAACGTCGGTCGAAGTGCTGGCGACCAAGCAGGAGACCGTCGAGGGAGACGTCAAGGAGATCAAAGAGGACGTGAAAGCCATCACGGGTAAGGCGGGGAAACGCTGGGACGGGCTGGTCGACAAGGCTCTCGCGGCGCTGGCGGGCGCGTTTATTGCGTGGCTGCTGTCGGGGGTAGCCTTATGAAGAAGCTGAGAAAGCGGGACAAGTACGTCATCGCGGCAGTGCTCAACCTCTGCTGGTACTGCATTGCGGTGCTCGTATTGACCGCGCATGACAAGGTAGTGCCGGACAGCCTGACCGTCGCGTGGTTCGCCGCGTGGACGGCAGAACTCGGCTTACTGGCGGGAATTAAAATCAAGGGAAAGGACGAATAACATGAACGAAAGAATTATCAAACGTATCGCAAACCTGATGAGCGTCAAAAGCATCGTGACGCTGGTGCTGACGGGCGTATTTGCGTACATGGCCGTCACGGGCAACATCTCGCAGGACTTCATGACGATCTATGCGGTCATCATCGCATTCTACTTCGGCACGCAGAGTCAGAAGACGCAGGACGCCATTGACAAGGGGGCGTAAGGCATGGCGAGAGCAGAAGACATCCTCGCCATCGCGCGCAAGGAGATCGGCACGGTGGAGCAGCCGGGCAACCGGCAGAAATACGGCAAGTCCTACGGCATGGACGGCGTGTACTGGTGCATGCAGTTTGTGTGGTGGTGCTTTCAGCAGGCGGACAAGCATCTCTTTTACGGCGGCGGGAAGACCGCGAGCTGCGGCGAGCTGATGAACTACGCCAAGGCCCACGGCCAATGGGTCACGTCCGGCTATCGTCCGGGCGACGTGCTGATTTATGACTTTCCCAACACGGAGGTCAAGACCGACCATACGGGCATCTGCGAGAGCGTGAGCGGGCAGTACGTGATCGCCATCGAGGGCAATACCTCCAACGGCAACACCGGCAGCCAGAGCAACGGCGACGGGGTGTATCGCCGCAAGCGCAAGCTGTCGCTGGTGCTGGGCGCATACCGCCCAAAGTATGAGGCGAGCTACCGCGAAATGCTCAAGAAGCGCTCCGGCCTCGAGGACAAGACGATGGACTACCTCGCGGCCTACAAGTACGGCAGCGACCTCATCCGCAAGTTGGCAACGATGAAATAATTGTGCCCGAATCGGGCACGGAAAGGGAAACGGGCGGGAGACCTGCAACGTCTCCCCTCGCGTGAGCGCTCTGCAAGCCCCGGTGCACAGCATGGACAAGCAGCACCGAGCGATCCGCGCACAGTTATCCTCTATGGCCCCCAAGCGGGCCGTGGCGTATATCTTATCGTTTGAGCTGCCAGCGGACGAGGCGGCGTGCCTCATCGAGTGCGACGTGCGGCGCAAGAGCTACGCACAAGTGTGCGAGGCGCTGCACCTGTCGCCGGAGGCGGTCAACCGCTGCCGCAGGCGGGCATACCAAAAAATGGCAGACGGACAAAGAGAGCACCGAGGTTAATCGGTGCTCTCTTTTTATTCGTTCGGTTCGAGCTGGATGACCGTCCATCCGTGCCACCGACAGTGATTGTATGACGCGGCATACAGCATCTTGGCCGTACGCTTGGCCTCATACTTATCCTCTGGGTCAATGCCAAACAGCTCCACATGATCTCTGACAAATTTCGATAAGTTTTTGATCTCCCACTCACGAGCACCGTTTGATACTCGATACCATTTTGCACGGATATTGGTCTCATATGGCCCTGTCAACGGGGATTCCAGCAGCGCCTTAACTCGAGCGGCTGGGGATTGCTGGGCCTCTGCCATAGCACAGCCGCAGGACGTGGTATGCCCGGTCATAAGATTTCTGCCCGATACGTCGGTCTCTTTGCCGCAATCACAACGGCACCGCCATATTGAGCTATTCGCGGTCGAAGAATAGCTCACATAACGCGTCACAGTCAACCGCCCAAAGCGTTGTCCAATCAGATTCTTTCGGTGATTTTCGCCCCTGGTATGGCCGCATGACGTACTGACACCTCGGCGGAGATTGCTGGCAGTCACGACGCGTTCCTCGCCGCAATCGCATCGGCAGAGCCATTTTGCCCGACCGTATTTATCCGGCTCCGCAGGCTCAAGCACAGTCCAGTGCCCAAAAGTCTGCCCTGTTAGGTCATACATGCCCATTACAGCAGCTCACTTATATCCACACCCAGCGCGTCGGCGAGCGCAAATAAAGTTTTTGCAGCCATATTGCCCGTCTCGATTTCGCCGGATTCAACTTTCTGGATCTGCCGGATATAGATGCCGGATTTTTTCGATAACTCGGCCTGTGTCATGCCGCTTTTGAGACGGTAATACAGCAGCCACGTTGTTGTGGGATAGCCTTTGTATATCTCGTCATCCCCCAGCTTTTTAGCGTCTGCAACCGGCATACAGCCGACGTTGCTGATCGTTCGTCCCTCTTGGATGCACCCTTCGATGCATTTGCGCCCGCGCGCGCAAGCATCCTTGATGCTGTCGGCACAGATGATGGCCTTAACGCGGCCAAGGAAAATTTTTGCGCGGGGGACGCCGATCTCCTTTGCCTCTTGCTCCGTCGGCGCACGGTCAAGATCTGCGGTCACGTAATAAGTCGTCATGATTGGTCTCCTCTCTTATCAGCAGAAATACTCAGCGACCTTGCGGTCGGTGGTGAACCAGTTGCGGGATTCCGGATCCCAGCGGAAGCCTGCGGCCTTGAGCTCCTTGCGGGCGGCGTAGGTCTTGCCGGTCACGATCCAGCCCATCGTATAGTCAGCGGCGATAGTGCGGATGAGGCCGAGGCGAGAACCGTTGATGACCTTCATGCAGCCGTTAGACATCAGCTTCTTGGTGTTCTCGATGGACTTCTTGGCGGCGTTCCAAGCGCGGCGGAGGCGCTCGGAGAAAGCGGGGGAATCGGCCCGCTTCTGAGACATCTTAAAAAGGTTCCATGCGCTCTTCATGATCTCACTCTTGTTGTACTTCATTTTTGTTTCCTCCCGAGGTTTTCCCTCTTGCTTTATGTGCTTAGTATACGCCAATATTGGCGTGAAGTCAAGAGCTTTTTGAGCTTTTTGCAAAATATTTTCTGACCAAATAATGACCAAACGATGACCATTTGCTGGGCGCGATCCACGGTATGATTGAGGCAACAAAAGGAGGTGCGGCGATGTACGACCGACTTTTAGCTTTAGGATTTACTGAGCAAATGGCGATGGACATTTTGACGCTGTTTCCTGATCCTGACGAGCTGAGCACTTACGTCTATTTCGCGGAGCTTTTCCATGTATAGCTATTTTAACCCCAACCCCGCGGGGCGTAATGTATCCGATTGCACCGTGCGCGCGATCTGCAAAGCGACGGGGAAGAACTGGGGAGAGGTTTATTTGGCTCTGTGCATACAGGGATACTTAAACGGTGACCTCCCCAATGCAAACGCCTGTTGGGGCGCGTATCTGCGATCGCTTGGGTATCGCCGCTATATCATGCCGGACACCTGCCCCGACTGCTACACGGTCGGTAAGTTCGCAGACGATCACTCGCACGGGACGTATATTCTCGCC